ATAAACTCTACTGGATTACTAGATGTTAAATCTGCATTGATAGTAGTATTAACAGGTGTCCATCCACGACGAGCACCGATACGACCATACTTATCAATCACACAGTTCTGTGCCTTCAGAGCATACCCTGAAGACAATGTAACACTACTCTCTTGAGTGTTTAATCCGTAGAACCCAGGAGCTGCTACTGAAGCTGTTTGTAGTGGACTAGCCATTAGTTCCAGACCCACTCTTGTTCTTCTAGATACCGTCCTGATTCAAGTGCTATAGCGTCTGCTAAGCTCTGTTTCATTAATTGATATGTCTCCCCAGCCTGGACTCCTCCGTCCTCACCACGCTCTGCCTGAGCCCTTGCAAGAGCACCTAGGATTACAGGCTCTTCAGGTACTAGTAAAGTATCAGCGTTAACTGCTAAGGGTACTTGTGGTTTAATAATGTTAAAACGAAGGTTATAAGCACCATTAGGAATAGGGTATAAGTCTACCTGCGTATCTCCGTTGGAGTTAGTACCGTTGAAGTTATAGTACGCAGGAGACCCCTTCTGAGGAGTAGTCATTAAGAACTGCTGATTCATCCACCTAGTAGAGGCTAACTCTACGAAAGCATTCTGAGTATCATTAATAACATCGATAACCCTGAATCTTTGTCCTGAGCCTACTAAGACATAGTTAAACACATCGGCTGTAGTGGTAGCACTAAGAGTTTCAGACAAAGCATTCCAGTTGTAGGAGTCTTCTACGACCCTCTTAGAATCATTGACATACCTAGCAATCAATTTTACATAGGCATTATCAGAGACCGAGGAAGCCTCAGGCTCACGAAGCCTAATCAGTACGTCATTTACTAGTTGAATGTAGTTCATATCTCTATATTATACCATAAAATTGATTAAAAGTCAATACCCTACTTAGCAGTCCCACTTCTTTAATGCCAAGGCTTTGCGGGTAGGTCTGCCTTTCTCGTCTTTCATAGCCCCTTTTACACCACTCATACGAGCACAGAAGCTCTTACGTCTTCCTGCTGCTTTAGGGGACTTTGCAGCCTCTTTAGCAGAAACTGGAGGCTTAAGGTTAGAGCCTGTCTTCTTGTTGAAGTAAGCCCTTCCTTTAGCGTTTAAACCACCTTCAGGATTCTGATATACCTTCTTAACCATTATCTCTTCTTAGCTGTCTTAGCAGCTTCCTTAAATTGTTTAGCAGTAGGAGCACCCTTAGCCCCTACCTTACGCATCTTCTCTCCAGATCCCTGAGCTATCCTTTTACGTTTAGCTGCGATATTGGAATACAAGCCAGGCTTAGTAGCCACGCATTGCTCCCATCTTCTTCATGGGCTTAGCTACTACTTTAGCACCAGTCTTCTTAGCATACTGCTTAGCTTGCTTCTTACCCTTAGTTGTATAGGGGAACTTCTTTTCTTTGACCATTGGCATATTACTTACCTTTCTTCTTGGGTTTAGGAACTTTAGCTGTTTGTAATGCGATTGCTACTGCTTGCTTCTGTGGTCTTCCTTCTTTGACCATCTTAGAAATGTTCTTACTGATTGTCTTCTGTGACTTACCTTTAGCGAGTGGCATTACTACTCCTTATTTATAGTTCTGTACGGTACTGCGTTGCTCTAACTCTACTGTAATCACACATCCAGGCTGAGTAGCACCAGATTCTATAAATACTCTAATCTCATCGCCTTCGTCTAAGATAACATCAGAGCCATCAAACTTCAAGAATTCTTTAGCTGCTAAAGGATAATCATATACAATAGGAATCTCTACATTTTCTGAGGAGTCATACCACCATGCTCTAAAGTTCTTAGCAGATGCTGTCCCATTATAAGCATACAGCAAACTCCATCTAGCAATGTTTCTAGTTGGTACAGTAAACATTGTTGTGTTGGTATTAGGAGTTAATACTTTTCCTACGGAATGTGGTCTACTCATTTCTTAAACACCAAGTCAGCCATCCAAGTTACAAAACCACCAAAGACTGAGGCAGCTCCCATGATAGCCCACAAAGAGCCTTTAGACCTCTCAGCCATTGCTACGAGTTTCTTGATGTCGTGCTCCATTGCACTTACTTTGGATTCTAAGTTCTCTACAGCGTGAACTAACTTACCGTATTCTATTGGATCTATGTCTGTCATACCGCTGCCCCTTCTAACGCTGCGATTCGTGCTGTCAAAGATGTAATCATTGTTTGTTGTTCTTGAATAGCAGCAGTTAAAGTAGCGACTAGGAATGAAGTATCAATGCCTTGTGGCTTAATTCTAGTTTGCTCATTACCATCTTCATCTGTGTAAATTTCTACTGCATCTTTTTCGCCAGTAACAGCTTCAGGCACAACGGCTTGAAGTTCATGGGCAATAAACCCTTGACCATTAGAACCATCAAGTTTCCATTTATAAGTGCAGGGTTTTAAAGCAGTAACTTTAGCTAATGCCCCTATCATTGGTTCAATATTTTCTTTTAAACGATAGTCAGAAGAAGTTACATAAGAAGTAGAACTTGTGCTAGTTTGAATATAACCAACTACACTTCCGTTGTATGCCCAATATTGTGCGTTTCTTGTTCCGTTATACGGAGAATTGTTATATATTGTTTTTCCGTAAGTAGCAGAATCAGAAGCATTACTAAAACTTATTCCTGCCGCACCGTTTTCTGTTGTACATCCTAATAAAAATGCACCATTCGATAGAATACGCATCCGTTCTGAACCATCAGTTGAATATGTTAAATAATATCCATCGCCATTATTTAAGCCAGCACGAGTGTCAAATTGACCAGTTTGTGAATTAAAAAACATTCTTCCATAATTAGTCCCATTTGATTGGAATTGAATACCTTGATTACTATTTGCAGTTGTTTGATTAAATATTTGAATTGGAGTTGCTGACTTTAATTCCAAAATATTGCCTGGGCTAGTTGTACCAATACCTACATTACCGCTAGAGTCAATACGCATTGATTCCGCACCACCCTCAGCAAAAGCAATCGTATCTGCTGCTGGAAAGAAAATGCCTGTATTAGTATCAGTACCACGAATAGCAGGGGTAGCTGCTGAACCGTCTACATCGGACAGTCCATTAGTTCCATCTAAAATTAATGCCATTATGTATTCTCCGCTGGCTCTGGTGTGTTACCTTCTTCAAGCCATTCAAGGTAGGCTTGGTAGTCTGTGTTGGCTGGGTCAAATGGGATAGCAGAGCCATCTGCAAGGCGAATTATGCAATTAGTTACTTGATTAGTACTGGTGTCTTTACATTGTTTATACATCATAGCTCCGCAGATAAAGTAAATACAATATCAGTTAAACAGCCTAATGGTGCGTTTGCAGTCATACTCGAAAACCCTTCAATTCGTGATATAGAACCGCTAGTATTTGTATTTGCAGAATCACCAATACTTACACTAGATGAGTTTCTATTTGCTACTCCAAATTGTCCCCATGTTTGGGTTGCTGTATAAAGACCAACAGTCGGGGTGGCTCTTTTTTGAACTTTAAAAAGCATTTGAGCCCAAATACCAGTAGAACTATTAGCAACTCCCAATAAACCAAAACCTAGAGTTTCATAATAACGCTGACAAAGATTTAACTCTGTACCATACTGTCTGTATTCAAATCCAGTAGCTTGTGTGCCTTTTTCGAGTTGCACATTTGTGATGTAAAGAAAATCACCAGCCGTAGTATCGGTTACATCTGACCAAATAAATACAATAATGTTTGATGTTGATGCTGTATCCACATTGGCAGTTACGCTGTAAGTGGCAAAACTGGTTGTAACATTTAGATTAGCTGGGGAATTTTCATAGGTTGCATTAGCAATTAAAGTAGGGTTAGTACCTTCTGCTCCCCATGCACTAATAATATCGGAAGTTACTGAATCGGCTGTACCTGACCACGCTACAATCGCACACTTTACATTATCTAATTTAGTTGTAGCGGATACTTTTGCTTGAAACGATAAGGTAACTGCACCGCCAATAGCATCAAAACAGTTTGCATTTTCAATAATCTGAGCAATACCAAACTTTTTATTAGTAGTTTCTACATCTAAACCAATCGAGAATTTAGCTCCTGTGGGAACAGTAGTAGTTTGCGTAACATCAATGGCATCGTTGCCATCCGACAGAATATAGAACCTATCTAAAACATAAGCATCGTCATTGTTTGCACCTGAAGTAAAACTTGTACCTCGTTGTGCTATGTCCATTCCACCATTAATTAGACGGTTTCGCATGACTGAACTAATGGGTGCTAGAACTCCACCGCTTGCATCAGCTATTCTGTTTACATTAAGGGTACTCATGCTAATTGTTCCGCAGTTGGTTTAGCTAGTGTTGGGTGTTCCCACTTAGCAATGTAATCGCCTTTGCCATCTGAATCGTTTTGTAAATCAATAGTAGTAACGAAATCCCTTGGTGTTAGGCTTGGATAAATAGTCATTATTTTTGCATATAAAGTCATCATGCACCCCTTACTAAACAAGCTGAAAATCTTGTGGCATTTGTACCGCTAGCAAAAACTGCACTTGAAGTTGTATTTCCGTTAATGCCATACATTTCTATATAATCAGTAGAACCATTTAAATAAATAATTTCTGAAACAGAATATCCACCATACAAATATCCAGCAGTACCACCGCCTATTTGTGCCGCTAAATATCTAGAGCCATTTTTATACAAAGCAACTCCCATTCCACCCACAGAACCACCGCCTGTATAGTCATTTGCGAGTGTTGCATTTACTTGGTAATAACCTTCTACCAATGGGGTAAAACGATAATTAGTTGTTGAGTCAAAAGCACCAGCAGTATCAAAAGTTTCTGTGTTGATTTGAACTTTTGTCCAAGTATTTGCAGAAACAGTTTGTGCAGAGCCTAAAAAAGCACTAAAAGCTGGCATATTACCGCTAACCATTACTGTGCCAGTAGCGGCTGGAAGTGTCTGCGTAAAGTTACTAGCAGTTGTTGGTTCTTGGATGGTGACTTGTCCACCACCGCTTGATTGAAGTATAATACTCATAGGATTACCCACCGTTGTCCAGATGCAATAGTCACCGAGTAACTAGATGCGATTGTTATTGGTCCAACTGATAAACAGTTCTTACCGCTTGTAGTTGTGATGTTCTCTGCGATGCTGTCCTCATTGTATGCAATAGCCTTGCTTGCAGCAGAGCCAAAGTATTGACCACCCGCTACAGTTGCAGTAGTGACTGATGTTACTAAACCTTTACCGTTTACTGTGATAACAGGAATAGAACTAGATGAACCAAAAGAACCTGTGGTGCTATTTACTGTTGCAAGAGTTGCATTAGTGATTGCTGTGCCTGTGCTGCCAGATAGAGTTAAATCTCCACCAGTAACCGAGATAGAACCTGAGACATTACCCCAAGAAGTGTTAGTACCGTCAGTAGTTAAGAACTTACCAGCGTTACCTGTTTGGCTTGGTGTGTAGCTTGCTGCTAAGGTAGCAGAGTTAGCTGCATTGGTAGCGGATGTGCTTGCAGAGGAAGCAGAGTTACTGGCATTAGTTGCTGAGGTCGATGCACTACTTGCACTATTGCTTGCATTAGTGGCTTGTGTGGTCGCTGTAGAGGCACTAGCTGCTGCATTGGTTTCTGATGTAGATGCGTTACTAGCTGAGGTAGAAGCATTAGAAGCCTGTGTTGTTGCTATACCTGCTTGAGTAGTAGCTGTTGTAGCTGATGTTGAAGCTGAAGAAGCAGAAGCTGCTGCGTTGGTTTCTGATGTAGCTGCATTGCTTGCAGATGTAGAAGCCGCTGATGCAGAAGATGCAGCGTTAGTTGCTGACGTAGAAGCATTGGATGCACTCGTAGAAGCAGCCGTAGCTGAGTTGCTTGCGTTAGTGGCTGAAGTGGATGCTGCAGATGCGCTGGATGCAGCGTTAGTAGCTGATGTGCTTGCTGCAGATGCAGAAGAAGTAGCAGCAGAAGCACTAGACGCAGCAGCAGCCTGTGCAGTTTCTGCGTTGGTTTCTGCTAGTTCAGCAGCAGTTTGAGCTGTCTCTGCAGCAGCCTGTGCAGCCTCGGCAGCAGTTTGAGCAGCTTCAGCGTTTGTTTCAGCAGTCTCTGCGTTGGTCTCTGCTGTCTCTGCATTAGTCTCAGCAGTTTCAGCGTTAGTCTCTGCAGTCTCTGCATTAGTTTCTGCTAGTTCTGCTGCAGCTTGTGCTGTCTCAGCAGCTATTTGTGCTGCCTCTGCAGCAACCTGTGCAGCGATAGCAGCATCTTTAGCTTGAAGTGCAAGTAAGACTTCACTAGAAGCGTCTCCTACAGCGTCCCCTGCACCACCTGCTCCTCGGTAGATAGCCAAAATTTATCTCCTATATTTGTTTAAATACACTCAGCGAATGCACTTAAAGAAAACTCCCCAGCCGAAGCTGGAGAGTCTTAGGAACTACTATTAAGCGTTTACAGCGAGTACGAAACCAGCCTCTGGACGTACAGTCTTCACACCGAACAATGTGTCGGCAGTGTAGAGTGTAGACAGATATTCTTGTTTGTACTGAGTCTGTGAACGAACAGATAACTGCTCAGCCAATACCATTGCATCTTTGTGTGCAAGGATAGCTGCTTTGATGTCGCCACCAGAGCTTGCAGTGTTTTCAGAATCTGTTTCGATAATAGGGCAGTTGCTCGAAACGTAAATGTCGATACCATAAAGCGTACCGATCTGACCATTCTGAACACCACGACCATCAACGAAGTCAGAGCTGTTATAACGATCAATACCCATGATAGCTGCACGTAGTGATGGAGGAACAACAAAGAAACGACCATCCATTGGAACATCAGCGTCATCAACGAGTTTGATCAAAGCACGGAAACCAGCATCAGTAAACACGTCAGCAGGAACTACAGTGTCATCAGCGTAAGCTGTGAGACCAGTAGAAGCGTCGATGTAATAGCTGTTGCTATGTGTCCAATCAGTAGTACCATTACCAAAGGTCTTGCCTAAACCAAACAAGGTGTCGTCAACCTTCTTAGCCAAAGCGTAACCAGCATCTTCGGTGTAGAAGCGACGTAGGGAAGCCAAAGCTTGAACTTCGACGATGTCCTCAATGAAACGTGAGTACTCGAAGTGCTGGTCGATAGAGACTAATACTTCGGTCTCAGTGTCAGCTTGGATGGTAACTACAGTGTTTGCTGCTTTTGCTGCAGCTACACCACGAGTTGGCTTAGGAATATGAAGAGTATCACCCTTCTTACCACGCATCGTCATTTTATTGACGAGGTTTGCCAATACGAGGTTCTTCTGATATGCAGCGATTACTTCGTCAGACCAAATCTCTGGAATGAACTTGTCTGCTGCTGTTTTGTTAACGATGGATGTTGATCCACCTGGGTATGCGACTGCTGCCATTTTAAATCTCCTAAAATTAAATTAAATTATTTAACCCTACCATCTGCGTAAGCTTGGAGAATTTCATCTGCCATGCTTTCGTATCTAGCTGGGTCTTGCATTCTTAAGCGAATAAGATCTGCACGACGATAAACAGGTTTTGTTGACTCTCCAGTACCGCCTTGTTGGACGGCTGCAGTCTTAAGTGCTTTGCTTCGGTTCTCATCATCGACCTTCTTCAGCGATTCGTCAGCAGCTTTAGTAGCTTCTACTTTTT